AGATAAGCATCACCCGGACTTACTGAGGCCGTTAAACCTGAAAGAGAACCAATCCTTGTATAGGTGTCCGTGCTTTGGTTCCAGGATACACCCTGGGCCAATGCCCGCCAACCTGTTAATGATGGAATAAGAGTTATCACGCCGTTTGCATCTATCGTAGCGTCACCGGACATTGCTTTGGGGACGTAGGTTGTGCCACTGCCAATTAATAATTTAGCAGCAGTGTTATCTGCTAATGCCAATGTGGAAAACTTACCAGTACTTGCAGAATTTGCACCGATAGGAGTACCGTCAACAGCACCGCCATTGACATCGAAATTTGAGCCTTCAATTTCGATCGCGCCCGCCGTTAGTTTTCCATAAAGCGTATAAGCACCAACCTTAGCAACCTGTAAAGAATCCAGACCGGTTAAGTCACCGCCCTCCAGTGTTGCCGTGCCGTCGGTGAGTTTTAGGATTTGCGCCCAATTTGCCCACAAACTATCCGTACTGAAATTATTAACGGCCAAAGTATCAACAAATAACGTGTCTATTTCGGCTTTTTGTGAGTATAATGTATCGACATCAAGCGTGTCTATTTCGGCTTTTTGTGAGTATAATGTATCGACATCAAGCGTGTCGGTTACAACCTGATTGGCGTTAATCGAATCGCTATGGAATTTCGCAAATTGGATATTCTCAATATAATAGCGTAACGATACCGGATTTAGTGGTTGCTGAGCAATCACAAATGTTGTCAATATAAACAGAAAAAGAATAAACTTTTTCATCGTATTTATCTCCTCTCTGAATTACTGTTTTCTGCCAACCTGAATCTCTGCATTTGAGATTGTACCAGATGAAGTTTTAACATATAATCCATTAAAATGATCATCAACTTCTTTTGATCCAAGTGGCGGAACTGAGAAAAAAGTAGAATTATCAAAACTATACTGTAAAGTATATTGAATGCTTGGATTGAATATATACAATCCGTGACATGGATAATTCATTAAATTATTCTCGGTGTCCCTTACTTGGGCGGCGCTCGTTGTAACGCTTGAAACAACAGCATTAACTAATCGTACCGCTTCTGTCTTAACAATTTTTGACAATAAACTCATTTTATTAATCTCCTATATAGATTTATCTGAATAACCGCCTATTGAAATATAACAATCAGTAGTAGAAGATGCCAAAACAGCGCTTACGGCATTCCCCGCTGTCCCGATTACCGGACAATTTGAAAGATCAAACGCGATTTCTTTGCCATCAACGTCAACATCAATCGCCGTTTCCCATATAACCGTTGAGCCATCTTTTAATTGAAGTAACGAATCCTTATCCGTATGACCATGGACACGCTGGATTTTATGCCGAACGCCCGCTGCGGCCGCCTTAGTAGCCGTTGCACCAGACCCTGTTCCGGCTGCGACTTCATTAAATTCGGTACCGCGGCTATGATTTAATGCTTCTTCGATTGGGAATATTCTTTGAATTGACATTATTCGCCTCCAGACGCTTTGACTATCTGATCAATTTTGTCTGCCTTTTTACCGGAAAGAACCAATTCTGGATATTTCTTAGCAGCATATTTAGTCATTTGTTTTACGGTAACGCTATCAGGATCGGCAATCATTTTTTCAACAAACGACAATCTAACCGGTTCAGGCTCAATTACTATTTCAGGTTTAATGACCTTTGTCGGTTTAAGCGCCTCGAAATCGTTTGAGTTGTCTCTAAGTAATCGCGTTGCAATTTCATCAGGGACATTGACAATATCATGCTGACCGGTCATAAATTTCAACCCATCGCCTTGATACAACTTGCCTATAAATCTTATTTGCATAACTACCTCATTTTGTTTGTTCTGGCTCATCAACCATTTTGTTGTCATATTCTTTATATAATTTTCGGCCCTTACCAATCTCAAAAACATTCGGAAAGTCTTTCAGTAATTGATCGGCCTTTACAATTGGAACATCGGCTTTATTTGTCTGCTTTTTATTTGGTTCGGCATGTAAAACCAAGCCATCACCACGATAGACCTTAAATCCGTTTAAATTACCTTTAAATTTCACTTCTACTAAGTCGGACATTCGTTGCCTCCTTTTTTGTTAAATTTCAAAATGTCAATTGCTTTTAATTTAAGAGAAATGGTGGGGAGGCGATACTCCCCACCTATCAAGAAGGAAAAACTAAGTAGAGGTACCAACTTTCGTTAGTAATGCAAAAATCCAGTCATATTGAGCACCGGCTGCTTCAAGAGCAATCGCAACACCCTTACCAGTTGCGGTTGTCGTAACATCGGCCCACAGACCGATATTGTCTCCATCTACGGCAGCCCATTCAATATGGTCACCGGCGGTTGTCGCCGCATTTGCCTGAACCAATACAATCTGACATCCGGGAACCATTGCCCATACGCTTCGTTTTGCAACGCCAACGCGGCTTGAATCTCCCGCTAACCACGCGGGTCCAAGATCGGCAATTGCGGCAGCGCTTGCAGATAAGGCCAAACCGTCAATTGACCACGCCACAGGACGGCCATCACTGACTGTTACCCCGGACGTAATAGGATAACCACAACCGTAAAACGGTGCATTACCATAACTCAGTTTGTAACGAATAATGTCATCAATATAGGCTACTTCAGAGGTATTTGAATTATTCCCGTAAAACCGAATCGCTTCGACTTTATCACGATCATAATTTCGAAGATCAATCTCACACCAATGATGCACTGTTCCCGCTGTTCCGGGTACGTTGATTGCACTTTGAGCAACACCGGAAATTGGATTAACAACGCCATCGTTTACGATTGCAAATTTCAACTCTCCGGCCGTCCCGAAGTGCGCAGAATTTGCAGCATGTTTCCAGAAACCAACATAGTCGGTGTCGCGCCAATCCATCGATGCACCGCGTCCGCCGATACCAGGAACGGTTGCAGATTCATTGATCAGTTTCGTTTGAACATACTGAGTTCCGTCGGTCGCCGCCGTGTTGGTAATTGACAAGCAATTAGTACCAACCCGTTTCCCTGTTGCGGCAACGGCATAATCCAAAGTTCCATTGTCCGATTCTGTCCAGTCGCCGGACGTTTCACAATCATTTACCTGTACGATATGATTTAATCCCGCCGAAAACATTAAATGTTTCAGCAAATCATACATACCCTGGCCGTTTCCACTGTTATCAACAAGACCGCCGAACTTTTGTTTCAAAAGATCGAGGGAAACTCCCGGTCTGTTTTTCTTCATTAAAGTCGTCAATTCATGATTCATATTTGACGCTCCTTTCGTTATGAGGGTGCCGCCGGGCGTTTACCCGGCAAATCCCTCAGTTTGGAAAATTACGCAGTAAGTGAGTAACCGATACCAACGATGTCCTCATTGTCGCCAGGAGTCCAAACGCGTTTGAAATCAAGGCGTCTGCTCATAACAACTTTTTTCTGCTGCACTTCGATGTCTTTATCCTGTTCGGACATAAAACCACCCTTATAGGCTTTCCAGAAAGCCGCTTTGTTCACCAACCCGATAATCGTATCGGTGGTTGTTGCACCATCATATATTCCATAGGTATTCATTTCACTGGAAACAAATTCAGAAACAATGATGGGTGCTCCGTCAAATCGGCCAAGTTCACCACGGCCAACTGTGAAATTCTGACCGTATTTGTCAAGAGTCATCACTTCGGTTAATCCCAACATCTGAATATAGCCACTAATGGAAGTCAACCAGATTAACTGACGCTGGTCATATCCAAAACGACCCATCGCCTTTCTGATTGCCCGTAGATTTGAAGTGCTAAGAGTTGAAATATCAACACAAGCATTGCCGCCGTAACCTGTTCCGTTACCACCATAATAACGCAATCCTTTCCATGAACTCCGAACGTCTGAACTTGTGATTCCAGAACCAGTATCCATGTGGGTAGTGCTGTCATCACCATTGACAATCGCATCTTCTTCAGCGTCCGCAAGGGCCTGTACAATTTCACGCCGCATTAACGGAATCATCGGGATAATGGCGTCTTCTTCCATTTCGTAAGATACCAGCATCCGAAGAGCGTGTTTTACGGCGGTGAATGTAAGTTTCCCGGAAGGTGGTGTAGCAGTCCCGATTTTTTCACTGGAATCATCGGTTGATTCTGCCATTTTATAGGCCCTACGTCTGGACCCACTATAGGGAACATCATAAGAGCCGGAACGCATAGGCATTTGGATTGCCTCAAATTGAGCGCCAACTTTCAATTCAAGCCGCAAGTCATCAATCATCTGGGCCGACATTGCAGTAGGAACCCAATCGGAACCATCGCTGGTATTGAGCGCTTTCTTTGCTTCGGATCGGATAGATGGGTGTGATTGCATCTCGAATTTCATCAACTTGTAGGAATCCATTTCTCTGATGTAGTTTGAATAATTCTGAAGGTTACCATCAGTCTGCGCTTTCGCAAGACCCATGATAAACAATGCATCATTCAATTGCATCAATTCTTCCATGCCGTCGTAATCGCCGGTTTTAACATAGCCTTTTCCATCGACAAACTTTGTTCTGGGTTTATACATTGCTTTCGTAATCCCATCGTCGTATCCCCAGAGTTTACGGACTTTGGAATTTTTCAGAGCAACATCAAAGACTTTCATTTCCTCGTCTTCTTGCTCTTTGGTTAATTTCTCTAATTTCTCGTTCGTGACTGTCTGGAATTCACTGACTGACCGCTGGGCTTCCGTAATCTCGGTACCCATTTTTTCCAGTTTTTCACGAGTTTCGGCAGAGTTTTTTGATTCTGTCTGCATGACTTCTGAGACTTGTCCGATAAGATTGGCCGTGTATGCAAATTTATCATCCGCACTCATCTTCGAAATCTCTTCCGCAGTTTTCACTGTGACTTTTACTTCGGGCATATTTGCCTCCTGTTATATGATGAGTTCGGACGTTCAACGCCTCTGTTTATCAATTAATCTATATTAAACATATTGGCAACTTTAGCCAACGTGTCAAAAGATTCCATATCCATAGGTTTTATAATCAATTGAAGTTTCTCAATCGACTCATTAAATTGTTTAATTATCGAATCGTCGGTAGATGTTATATCTTCTGCGAGTGTTGAATCGTCTACCCCGTCTGGCTTATAATTCTTATCATCGGGTTTCGGTGTGGCGGTTTCTAATATCTTTTGTAGTGTCCCCGACAATCCGTCAAGTGATGTCTTTAGGTTGTCAATACTATCAACGGCCTTTTTAATCGCCCCCCTGTTGTTGGCATTAAGCACCGCACCCGCTTTGGTTTTACCGGGGCCGGGCCTTTCTGCTCTGCGCATTTCACCGCCGCACTTATTGCATTTAATATCAGAACAATGTTTGTCGGTTGTTGTTTCCCATCCACAATCAATACATTCACAATTATATTTTGCTTTTGCCTTGAACATATCGGAATAATCTTCGAAAAACTTAGTTCTGTCTACGGCATATTCCTTGCCGAATGTTTCACACTCATCGAAAAACTCTTCATATTGCTTGCGAGTTGCGTTCATATTCGATGGGATATTACAAGGTGAAAATTCCATTAATTCCCACTTTAAAATAGTAGCGCCGGTCTGTTTTGGCAATACAGGCTCACGACCGATTATTAAGGGATTAAAGCCAATACTACCGGAGTTAAGAAACCCATCCCGGTATTTACCATCTATCATTCTGGCAAAAGAATCATTTTCGACATCAAATATAACATCAGCGTCAAGATATTCATCAGTTTGCACGAAAGACGACACGTCAATTTTACCAATTGCCGGGCGTGTTTGATCTGTTAATCCATAATTATGTGACCATAAAACAATCGGATTTTTCTTTTTATAGGTTTCCAGTTTTGCACCCATAGGCTCCATGACTTCACCGTCTCTGTCTACTATACGCTCTGTTAATCTGAATGGTATCGGATCGCCAGGCTCACCACGTTTTGCTTTGTCTATTTTCGAATAACATACTTTGTTTGATTTATCCATTATATCACCTTTCATTTACTTACTGGAATTGTAAAGCAGCGTTCGTTCATATCGGAGGGGTATGTTCTGTCACCGCCATAGTCACCACCAAGTTGTGTAAACTCTGAATCTATTTCAACCTCTTGGCCATCTGCCAGCGAGTGACTATCCCTTACCTCTGCGTCTCGCATTGTTACCCAGCGATGTTTTTTATAGCCAACCTGTTTCATTGTTTCGGCCCGACTGAAATTCATACTCGTTACCATTTCAGTTCGTGCCACTAATTGCGCTCTGAATGTTTGATTGGATACGAAATAAGTCTCTAACTTTTCAGCAATATCATCTACTGATAGCCCGTCACCTACACCCTTACGGATTATATTATCAATCTTATCCTTGGTTGTATCGTTAATCTGTTTGGCATATTGGTCAGAACGTGACCCTATATAGGTCTGTACTCTTGGATTGGATATATTCACCGGCTTATCGGTACCAAGTTCTGATATTAAATCCTCACTGGCATCCACAACAGCCGATGTTATCGCTGGTTCGTTGGCCTCTTTGAAATTAGCAACCCATTTCTTATAATCGAATTGAACGGCATTTACACTAACTGATTTGTATATCTTCTGAGTACTGAGGTTTTTTAATACTTCCGCACCCTGTTCTTTGAATAATTTTGAAATTACTTTAGAATATTTTGCAATCTTTTTATCTGCTATGGCGTTAAACCTTGCCCTTGACGAGGCTACTTTAATCCTAAATGAATTGTGGTCACTTTCCTTTATTAACTTGTCAATAGATTCAAGTGCACTTTTAACGGGGAATTTGGGCAAAGAATCAATAACGTTTTGAAGTTTTTCCGCTGATTCATTTATGACCGATTTCTTGCTATTGACTGTCAATAACGGGACTAGGTTTGGATTGATATAAAACGTATTCATTGCCGGGTTGTCAATTGGTGCATCGCCAAATACCTTTTCCAATATCATATTGGGAGTTGCGCCACCATATTCAAACACTCGCTGTATAGCACTGGAGAGTTTCAATATATCACGTTTCAACGCTTCGGATTTAGATTTATCAAATGCCACCTTTATCGGGCGCCGGGTTATCCTGGGTATAATGAACTCATTCATTATCTGTTCGGTTTTGGTTATTTTGGGCATTATGGTATTTTCCCAGAATATAGAAATCTGACTATTCGTGTTACTAATTACAGACGAATCTTTCATTTTCATTCTGAGAATAGGCGGAACCCCGTAAACCTCACCAACCTGGTCGCCGCTATATACTCGCTGTTCAAGTGTCTGCATGTCCTTGTTAGACATGGACATCTGGTCCCATTTAAACCCATGAGATAGAAATATAACCTTACCAAATTTGTCCGAACCGGTATATTTGGAATTAAATTCATCAGATAGTTGTTGTAATTGTGGCAACTGTACCGGTTTGTCGGTTGTCAATATACCAGACGGCCGCGCCCCTTTTTTATA